TGGTGTATACGCCAAGTTCACAATTTCAGTCGGTATCTGTACTTCTATGGTTTCAATATACTTAGCGCGTCCTGTCGTTGCTGATATACTAACGCTATTAAACTGATATTTGAATTTATATAGTTTTAATATACCGCCGTTGTTTACCAGGCTATACGCCCTCTCGCTCCCGCTATGACTACAGTCAATATTTCTTCTATCTACTGCATAGATATATTCTCCAATAATTGCAACTGGATAAAGATAACCCGCATTAACACCGTCAACTGTTGCGTTTTGGTCTATAAGCTTATAGTAATCGGCAAAAGCACCCTTTGCTTCAGAATACGTACCGCGCACATAAACCTCTTCACCAAGCCTATACGATACATATTCGCTTCGTACCGGCGCGTCACTTGCTCCGATTTTACCCATTGCAATCGGGCACAATGCAATAGACTGTATAGTTCCGTTACCCTGCGTCGTTCCAAAATCCCACACTAACTTATAACTTCCGTCTTCCTGCAATCCGCTTTCTGCAATGTTACGGCTACCCCTTGATAAATCATTGCCAGCGTATGCAGTATCAGAAGCATAGCCTGTAATCTTGGTACTTGGTATTGCATAATCTGACGCGTCGTCGTTTAGAATATCGTTAAACAGTAATAAACCGCCGAATATAGTGCCTGCATAAGTGTAGTCATAAAAATTCAACTTATGAATTAATGGCATATCGCCCATATATGACCTAAACATATCCGCAACGGCGTTAGTTATCATATTGTCATGCTTAATTATCTGTTTAGTGCCGTCTGTATTAGTCAGCTCTATTGTAGCACTACCTTTTATCGCCATATCATTCCCCTTTCTATTACTGATTATCATCAGCCAATTTTTGAAGTTCCAATTCAAGTAATAGGACTATTATTGAAGTTAAACTTTACCTGCGTAACTGTATCAATGCCGTCAATACTAGCCTTTAGTCTCATAAATATTGCACTATTTATGACGCTGGACCACGCTTCTGTTGGTATAGCCATAAGTTCGCTTGCAGTCATACCAACATCAGACGCGCTCCACTTATCATTATTATATGCCATCCACATACCACCGTCAAACGACAATAAGAACGTAGCTCCGTCACTTGCCGTTGCTTCTACGCTTTTAATGCCGTAAATGCTATGATGACCTACCATTGCAGTATTGCTTATTATGTCGTGAGTACCTACTGGTACGCCTTGCACTACTGCAATAAGCTTCGGCACTTCGTCTGCATCCGTCCAGCATAATACCTCTGGCGCACTTAACGTCATAAGCAGTGCGCCGCCCGGTATTGTATCACTTCCGTTATTAATAAATAAATCAGCATTAAGCGTGCCCGCGACCTCAACAAGTGCGCCGTCTGTAACTGTGTAAATAGTGCTTCCGTTTCTTACTAGATACTTTTTAACAGAAAGGTCTATGGGCGCATAGTTAGCCACATAACTTCCGTCTGTCTGCAAGTAGAATGTCACATAACGTCTGTCTGCCGTTGGCTTATCGTATGTTAAGCTACCAAGCGAGAATGTGCCGTTATAATATTCAGTAGGTATATCAGCGATATAGAGTACAATGTCGCCTGTTTCCAATAATATCACATCAAAAGTAAGCAAAGCACTCGCAGAAGTAGAATTATATGTAGCATATCCACTCCAACGTATACGCAAAAATCTACGACCTTTAACTGTTCCCTCTTCACGCCATAAGTTCCACAGAGTCGCGTCACGCCTATTTACCTTTAAGTGTTCATTACTTGAGCCTAACCCTATCCAAGAATTACCGTTTGCATATATGTTATTGCATACAGTGCCGTTATAGCTAAACCAATCAACGCCTGTGACAGTGTCCGTTCCGTCGTCCTGTTTACTATTAGTCCTCAACTGTGTTGCGTTGCTAATTCCTGCCACTATTTCTTCTACGTTTGCATAATCTTTTGCATAACTAAATGTTCCACTTCCTTTATTGTAATAAAATTTCTGTTCAAGTTTTTCATAAAGACAAGGAACGTCATTATCATCAAGTACAGGAATAAAATCCCTAACAATAACACCATTGTCATAGATTTTGCAATAATGCAGTTTGAAAGAACCATAATTATTTGGTAAATTCACAACACCTTTTCTGTTCTGTGCAAACAAATACATGGTGTACAGTGCTTGAAATGCAATATAGTTATATGTGTACTTCACAACATCATCGAATTTCACAATGTTTTTGTCAAAATCAATCACTGCATCTGTAATAATAGAAAATCTTGTAGTTTGATTTCCATACGCACTGAACATATTTTGTGAAGAATAATCATAATCATTTATAAGAGAATAATTCAATACATTCCACTGTTGAGACCATGCACAAAAAAAGTAGGAATTTCGTCCTGCATTAGATATAGACATAACAACTCTTGTGTCTTGATTTGGTTTGAAACCTGTATCAATATACTCTTTTCCTGTACTATTGCATATCCAATCTACTTTTTTCATTATTTTACCACCACACTTTCTACTGTAAGACCGCTATAATCAAGTGCTACACTGCACATCTTACCAGTGTCAATAGTTTCTTCCGCGCTCTCATACGTGTAAATAGTCTTAAGCGCAAACATATTATTATTGGTCGTGACATATTCATCAAAGGTATAATCACCTGCATATATAGTATTAAATACCCAGTCAACAATAATATCATTCCAATTAATATAATCATACGCGCCCTCAAACGTAAGACCGCCATTAAATTCCATACTAACTGCGTCAGTAAATACAATCGGAGTAGGCGTATGGAACGTATTGACAATATTATCAACAAGTTTGCACATATCAAGGCTTGTAGCAAACGGTATATCAATAATATCCTCAGTAAAGTTAAGTGTGCCGTCCCATCTTCCTGATCCGTCAATGCCCTGTCCGTATAAGATAGCAAGGCACTCATTCTTCTTTATGGTAGCAGTCGGCACTGTCGTATCTATATCCGCAATAGCGTACTCGGGGAATACAACTATATTAGTCTGTGTTTCCTCGTCTGTTTCTACTGTTGCCCCAGTGTCTGCAAGTGCCTGCAGGAAATTGTTGTGCGTCTTTCTGTCTTTATCTTGCAAGCGCACATCGCTTTCAAAATACTCCATAAACGCCTTAACACTTATAGTATGCCTGGCGTTATTTTCTACGGAATAAATATCCGCAATGGTAACTATATGCTCGCCCCTTGATAAATACTTGCGGTATAGCCTAGTTGTATCTGCTATGGCGTCAGTATAAAACTGCAGATTAATAATGCCGTCTAAATCAGTTTTTAATCTCAAGGATAATATAAATATAGGTCTGCTATCCTCAACTGCTGAATAATTTATATTTGCAATCTCGGTTTCAACGTCTTGAAAGCTAATTACATCAGCATTCCTATACTCTTTTGTTACAACTGTCTTAGTCGCAATACTACCCTCAAGATTAGATAACTGTTTATTCTGCTTGTTGTTTACGTTTGCAAGTTTAGGATTGCCACCGACTGCGCGTAACTTATGCTTGCCTCTGTATGTCCAATAATAATAGGTTATAGGGCTTAAATAGCTCTTATTATCCTTGCCTACATTTATATTTTCAACATAGTCGCCCAAGTCAAGTGCAGGATTGCCAAGTGTCTGCAACTCAAACGGCGTATAAACTACATTTTTAAGCACGTTATACACGTTCTCAAGTATTGTATACTTTGTTTCCGGCAATCCTCTTAATATAGGTATATCCCCCATATCAAGTACCAAGCCATCAGTAAACGCATCTATATATTCATACGGCGCATAGTTTTCTATTGCTATAAATCTACACTTAACGCCATTAAATTTAGTAGTGTAATCTGAGAAGCTGGCGTTTGCAAATCTGTGCCTCTTATCCAGGCTCACACTTGCTTCTGTTGCGTATGGTACTAACTTTAACTTTCCGTCCCTGTCAAATATCGCAAAGCAGGCATTAATCATACATATATAAGCCAGCACGTCCCTATAAGTATCAACTGTATCTGAATAAATTGATAACAGGTATTCTGCGTTTGGTAAGGTATTAAATTCTTCCTCGGTCTGCGCAAGCTCAATGCTTAATTTATCCGACAAGTATGCCATTATCTGTGGCAGTGTGCCGAACGTGTCCTCGTCAACATTTACATCAAGCAACGTCATTCTATCAAGTGCTTTAATGCTTATCTTGTCATTTATTCTCTTAGGCTCTGAAATTATGAACACTCCAAGCGGTATTTCTTCCCACGCTTCACCGGTCCACAAACTCCAGTATAACTTAAGTTCTGCATCATACAGACTGTATCTGTCTACTGCGCTCTTAATCGTTATGCCACACTCAGCAGAATAAGTACACCCAAACTCAAACTCGTTGTTATTGGTGCACTGATTTGTGATATATACACTGTCTTTTATAATATCGCTATCGTCAAGGTTTATGGCAGTGCCGTTTACTGTCAGCACTGCCCTCATCTTACTTTTGCGGTGACTATCTGACACCGCCAACTTATATGCTTCGCTTACGTTATACAAATAGTCACCCCCTTTATCCCTCTAGCGTAAATGATAAATTCCAATAAGTCACGTTATTGTTATCTATCGCTTTTAATTTTAGCGACCTTTCGCTACAAGTACACTTTGCGCTTAACATAGTGCCGTAATAAAAATCAACATTTACTATTGCTTGAGCGCACTCGCTTGTTATGGCTTCAACCTCTTCCTGTGTTAAGTTAGTCCACCCTACCTTAATTTCAGGTACGTCGGCACGCACCTGCTCAATAAAGGTCGTGCCGTCTTCTACCTGTGTTTTCTCGCCGTTTACGTCTGCAAAATTAACCTCAAACGTACTCGGTGACGGCGGTGTATATCCATTTAATTTAATCAGATTCATTTACGCTCTACCTCCACTTCTTAAAGTACGTCTGTCGTTAGCGCTTACAATACGCTCGTCAATTAAGTCATTGCCTAAATAAATCGGTATAGTGATGTCACCAGTATTATACTGCAGGTTCTCAACTAACTGAGTAAGCATATTTACAAGCCTGTTATTGCCTTCAGTACCTGTCTGCACTGGTGCATTATATCCGCCTACATTCTTAAGCATTGGCGCGCTCATTGGCATAGTCAGTTTCATGTCGCCTGCCATTGACTGCACTGCATCAACAAGTCTGTACTTGTTATCGTCTATGCCTTTAGCCATGCCTTGTATAAAGTCCGGCATCCAGCTCTCATAATCAGTAAGTGGTCCGACATCCGGGACCGAGAAATGCAAGTAAGACTTGATTGTATTTGCCACGTCTCTCACTGCGCTTGTTATCTTAGAAATTCCGTTTTTAATACCGTTAGCAATTCCGCCTATCAGATCACTTCCCCAGCTATACGCCTGTGAAATAAGACTTTTAATAAAATTAACCGCATTATTAAGTCCATTGCGTATCGTATTATAAATATTGTTTATACCATTACTTACGGCTGTCCCTATACTTGACAAGACGTTTGAAACAGTATTCCTAATCGTATTCACTGTATTTATTACGAATGATTTTACCGCAGTCAAAACAGACGTGATTACTGTCTTTAGATTGTTTAAGAAAGTATTAATAAAATTCCTAAAGCTCTCGCAATTATTATATAAGAGTGCGAACGCACCTGCAAACGGATTGACAAGTAAAATCAAAAGTGCCTGCCAATTATTCCTTATAAAATCAACTATGCCGGATAAAAAGTTCTTTACAGTTTGTACGGCAGTCGATACGACTAATTTTATGTTTTCCCATAAATTGATCCAAAAATTACGGAAGCTCTCGCAATTATTCCACAAATAGATAAATCCTGCTACAAGTGCAGTTATTGCCACGATTACAATACCTATAGGGTTTGCAAGCATAACTGCGTTTATCGCCGCAAAAGCACTCTTTGCAACACCTATAACCGGCGCAATCTGACCTATTGCCGTTATTAATGAACCAATACCGATTAATAATGGAGATATTACTGCAATAACGCCAATAATTACTGCAATAACAGACTGCACTGGTGAAGGTAATGAACCAAACGCCTTAGCAACGCCACTGACGGCAGATGCAAGACCCGACAATACAGGAGTAAACGCACCGCCTAATTCAATAGCCGCGTTTTTCATATCATTCATTGCGACCTGCATATTATGGGCTGATGTGTTATTCATTTTATCCATTGCAGATGAAGCCGCGCCTGTACTGTCACCCATTGCAATAAGGGTATTATTAAAGTCTGCAGTACCGCCATTAAGGATTGCAAGCGCACCTGTACCGGCTTCGGAGCTACCCCAAAGTTGGGCGAATGCCTCGCTATCTCCGTTTACACTCTGCCCTAAAATATCTATAACATCAGCAAGGCTCATTCCGCTTGCCATTAACTGACCGAAAGACCGTCCTGTTTCATCTTGCAATATCGTACCAACTGCGCTACCACTATCAGCAAGCTCGTTAAACATTGACTTCATATAGGTTGTACTTTCTGCCGTAGCAATACCGCCCTTAGTCATAGCCACGTATGAAGCACACAAGTTATCAATAGATATTCCGTAAGCACTAGCCGTAGGTATAACTTTACCCATTGAACTAGCAAGCTCATTAACTGTGGTTTTACCTAAATTCTGCGTTGTAATCAGCTTATCTGATATACTTTCTGCAGTTCCTGCTTTATCGCCGTACGCATTCAGTGCAGTAGTCAATACGTCTACAGATGTTGTCATATCAGTAAAACCGCCAACTGCAAGTGCGTTCGCCGTAGCAACAAATTCTACAGACTTTGACGTGTCTACACCTGCAGATATTGCGTTATATGTAGCAAGCGCAATATCTGCTGCCGCAATACCGGTATCGGAACTTAACTGCATAATGGCGTCTGACATATCCATCATACTGCCTTTATATTTTACTGACGTATCACTTGCGATTGTTTCAACTTGCGCTATAGCAGTCTCAAAACTCATAGCCGCGCCTGCCGTACTTTTTATGACTGCCTGCGCCGCAATGCTCACCGGTGCTAATGAAGCACCGATATTCTTGCAAGCCGTACCAACTGCACTTGCTTTATTTCCTATAGTCGCTGAGCTGTCGTTAAATGTCTTTTGAACGTCCTGTATTGCCTGCTTTGCAACATTGCTTACGGTATTTTTACCCATTACAATATCTAAAGCAACTGCACCAACGCCTTGTGCCATATTAACCCCCTTTCTAAG